GGCAAAATGTTTTTTAGAGTAAATCCTGGACTAGATCATGAACCACCAGAATCAAAATACATTAATTTTTATCCATGGAATGTGTATCAAATCACACAGATAGCCAAACAATTAGATCTTGCCATACTTGATCTAAGACATGATTACAATGATCGCATTTATTTTGTTTACGCTAAACTTTGATTACAAATAGACATATACTTTTATATCATTGGATGTGTAATCTTTGTATGATTTTTTAGAAAAACTAATTTTTAGCAGTTCGCATAATTGTAGTGAATCAACAACATTTACAACCCTTGATTGATTATCTTTAATGAACTGCATAATATCTTTGTTTTGTTTTTGAATGTGATTCCACATGTTGCCTAATGGTTTGAAATAATCATAACTTGGATATGTGATACTAAACCCCCCTGCATCGTTCCACCATTTGTAACATTCAACGTCATTTCTGTATACCATCACAATTGGATATTCCAATGTTTTTAATAGGTCAAGTTGATGTGCAAATGTATGTGATTTTATAATTCTTATTCCACGACCCGAAAAAGGTTTGTTCCAATTTTCTTGTGTATTTTCAAATTCCATGCCAGGATCAAAATAAGCACCCGTGTGCTTGACTGTTTGCTTGAAGTAAGAACGTTCACTGGTGCCATCAGATTGATCAATATCAGGAGACTTGTGTATGCTTTCAGCAACACCACTCCACTTTGACCCTGGGGCACCTGTGAACAGAATGTACACTATTGTGTTAGTTCCTCTTTGTATACAGCATTAAAGCCTAGTTGATTTTTGCCAAAATCTACCAAGGTTTGCAATGCTCCAGGAGTAATGAATGCTTTAAGTGTTTCCACAGCTGCATCTCCTTCCGCTCCTGTTCTCCATTCATACTTGCCCACTTTCTTTTCAATTGCGGCAACTGATTCTGGATCTTGAATCATTTTGTTAAGTGCATCAACAAGTTTATCTTTGTTTGGATTGCCTGCATTGACCCAAAATGCTTTTTGCAAAGCATCTCTCCAACTCTTAACAAGTTTGTATGCATCATAAAAATTACCAGATGGGGCAACACCATGCATTGATTCATACAGTGCTTCAAATGTTGGCTGTGTAAAGTTAGGATCAATATCATGTGCACCTGTGGACACGTTCAATAAACCATGATGAAACCATGTGTATGCATCACCTTTTTCGATCATAGGAACTACATGTTTTTTGTATGCCGCTGGATTTTCTCTGGTTGCATTAAGATCTCCTCTAATGAATGCTAGTCTCCTTTCAGATCCTTTCATGCCTTTGACCCAAACAATTTTTTCTTCAAAAGTTTTTACTGGATCACCGTCTGGGCCTGCAAGTAACATTACAATGGCCATCACTTCTGGAGTCATTCCAGATCCTGACGAAAATTGAATTGGACCATTTTCTGTATCCGCTTTGTTTCTTGCACCCACAATGATGTTGAGATTCATGTGTCCAATTGATTCCCAATCAAAATAATTGTAGTCTACTGGTTCGGTGAGATATGATATTCCGTTGCCACCATGTGACACTAAAATTGTTTTGTTATCGAATCTCAACTCGTTTTGAAATTCATTAGGCCCCAACTGGTCCCTTGCTCCTGGCTTGTAAATTAAATTAATTTTTTCACCAAGATGTTTTTCCCATTCTTGCACAACTATCTGTGCCCATACAGATGTACCACCTGATGGTTTTTGTGGCACGATCAAATTGTAATCTGCCAAAGCAGTTGTTGTCATCAACAACAATGCCATTATTGTTTTTTTAAGCATAGTCTAGTCTACTCCTTTTTGTTATTCCCCAATACAGTAAAAACATGACACACATCATTATGACCAAAAATATTGGTCTGGTGATCAGATCATTTACCGTGTGGAGAGTTGTTAATTGATATGTGAGGCTATAAATCCTATCACTCAACAAAAATCCTATCAGTAGTGCTGGCCTACTGACTTGATATTTTTTGCATGCCAATCCTAAAACTGAAAATGCAAACAAAACTGCAAGATCTTCCCATCCCCCTGTGTATTGCAAGGTTGCCCATACAATAACAGCAAGCACAAAAGGAAAGTAATACACATAAGGAATGCGTGATACCCATCCTGCAAAATATGCCAGTCCATAACAAATGACAGCAGTGATCACAGTTCCCACAAGAAATGCAAATGACATACTGTCAAATAATTTGTCATCATAAAATGTATCAGGCGATCCAAGATCAATGCCAAGATACAAAAACAATCCCATTAATATTGCGGCAAATGGAGCACCCGGTATGCCAAACAACACAGTAGGAATAAATGAAGATGCCTTCTGTGCATTGTTGGCGCCTTCTGCACCCACCACTCCACGCACATTACCTTCGCCAAACTTTTCTTTGGGATTAGCTGCCACTGTGGCTCCATATGCCAACCAATCTGCCATGGCTCCTCCAAGGCCTGGCAACAATCCAATTACAGATCCAATAGCGCCTCCTCTGAAGCTGTCTTTCCAACATTGCACAGTATCTTTGACACCATGCACAAGATCTCGCCAACTGCCATGACTTGCCTTAATGCTGGTGGTTTTGTTCCGGCTGAACCAACCACTCCACAGTTCAGGTATGGCAAATAGTCCTGCCACAAAAGGCAGTATCTGCACACCATCTTCCAGATAACGCCATCCTAAGGTAAACCTAGGAATAGCATTAGCATCAACTCCAACTAATCCAATCACCACACCTGTCACAATGGCTAACAAACTTCTTATCCATTTGCTGGTTGATACAAATCCAACAGTCACAAATGCCAACAGCACCAATGCCCATAATTCTGGTATGCCCATGTACATCACAACTTTGGTGTACCATGGCAACAATAAAAATGTAAGAGATCCCCAAAACAAACCATTGCAGGTTGAGGATGTGATAGCAGCTGATAGTGCCCTGGTGGCTTGTCCATTTTTTGCCATTGGGAATCCGTCCACCATGGTGGCAGCCGCAGAATTGGCTCCTGGGATGCCCAACAGCACACCACTAAACGAATCACCAGTTGTTGATGAAGCAACCACTGCCACACAAAATATCACACCAAGGTAGGGGTCTCCTACAAAATAAGGCATGAATCCAAAAAGTGCGATGAGTCCAGTTGTTGCTCCTGCGGCGGGTATAAGGCCGATGATCAAGCCATACAAAATACCTGCCAACAATATTACAAGTTCCATATTAGAATTTTAAACTATTTCGAAATGTATGTCTATGAACTGTGCCAAAGGCACTGGGTTATGACACAATTAATTATCTTTTTTTGAACATGTTGCCATGCACTCTCACACGAATATGGCCATTGTAATAATCATCTGATTCAAGCACTTTTCTTGCAAACTGTTCTCTGGCTTCAATGTAGGATAGTTCTGCTTTGTTCTTGCAGTAAAAAAGTATTTCTCTAGTAAAATTGTCCTGACCCAGTTGGTCAATGTCTTCTGTGAGAGCATCTGACGATCCATAGTATTCACGCCAATCTGATTCCACTTTGTATCTGCGTCTATTTTTCCTGCCTTTGAGAGGAGGACGTGACTTTTTGAATTCAACAAGTTTTTTACCAATGTATTTTCTGCCTGTTTGATTGTTGGTGATTTCATAAACAAATCCCACATATCCTTCAGGAATCTCTGTCACTGCTGTGCCTTGATAATGCCAAGTCATGTTAAGTATATACTGTATGCATCAAGCCTCACCAGAGATTGTTGACTCCATTGTGAAATGGATGGAAACATTTGTTGAAGTGCCGCATCCTTCATTTGGCAACATGCCGCCCTGTCCATATGCCCGCCAGTTTAGATTGCAAAACAAAGTAAAAATTGTTGAATGTCATACTGCAATTTGGGAGGCATGCATGCGTACCATGACCACATGGGATGATCAATGGGAGGCCATAATTTTAGCCAGCACCAACACAGACATCAGCACTGGATTGTTGTCAGAAAAAACTGTCACACTCAA